CTTGGTTATCTTCTTCTTCTTGGTTATCTTCTTCTTGGTTATCATCTTCTTCTTGGTTATCTTCTTCTTGGTTATCTTCTTCTTGGTTATCATCTTCTTCTTGGTTATCATCTTCTTGGTTGTCTAGATTACAATTATTATCTAATTCTTCATCATCATAATCTTGAAAATCTTGATATGATTCTATATTAGGTTGTGATGTTTCAAATTCTTGATAAATATCTTCGGTTGCTAATTCTTCCATTTTTTTATGATCTTCATCATCTAGAGAAATATCACTTGTTTCTTCTGTAAAATCATCTAATCTAGATGGTTCAGATGGGACAAAATTATCATATTGTGAATTAAGAGATGATTGATATTCATGTTCATTTGAATGATTTTCATGTGTCATGGTTGGATTTGTTATTTTGTTATATGATGGTGGAGGAAGTAATCCAGATAAAGTATGTTTAAATTCGGACATATTATTATTGACTATTGATAATAAATTTGAACATTTATGTTCTAGCATATTCATTTTACGTGTGTTTTGAATATTAACATATACAAGATATAAGACTATTAATGTAATTACAGATAAACCTATTAATAATAAATTGTTATTAATCATATTTTTGATTTGTTTTATGGTAATAAAAAATAATAAAAACTTAAACGACAAAAATTATAAATTATAGATTAATTTTACTAACTAATATATTAACAAGATATTCAGGTAAAATATCTTCTAAATTTTTTTCTAAATCTTGATAACATTTTTCAATTGTAGCCTCACTGACATTATCACATTTTTCCGAAATTTCTTCTTTAGTTAATCCATGACCTAAAATATTATTTATTAAATAAATAACCCCTGATGCGATTGAAATTGGAACATAAGCCGGAATTATATTTTTTTCTTCTATTCTTTGACAAATATTATTACAAATATCTTTAATTTCTTGATCTAATCCTAATTTTGAACAAAATCGATTAATATAATCAGATGGTTTAGATGGTTTAGTGTATAATTTTTCACCATAAACAGTTTGACCATTTTCTTCTTGATCACAAATAATTTTCCAATAATCCCTAAAATGTTTATGTCCATTAATAACATCGGTTTTTTTAATTTGAAAAATTTGTGCTATTTCCTCAGCACTACGATGATAATTTAAAGTTTTTGAAGCTTCTAAAATCGAGGCAGCCAAAATTGCTTCCCTGTTCGGTTTTCTATATTCATTTAAATTATGTGATGCCCTATATTGAACAATTTTCCAATACATATTTTTAGCTTCCTCTATAATACATTGTGCTATTCCACCATTTGAAGCATAAATTGTCATCATATTGAGACTATCATATAAAGTTCGGGTTTTATGAGTAATTGTGTTATATCTATTATAATTTGCAATTTTACGCATTTGATATGAACCTGAACCTTCAGAACTGATTCCTGAACCTAAACATGCTTCTGGATAAAAATTATTTGTTGGTAATCCACATCGTGTTGGATCAACATTTTTACTATCTTCCGCACCATAATATCTCCATTCTTGAGAATCATCTATTATTTTTTCATTTACAAATGAACAATTTTGACATATTAAAAATCCATCTGTTGAATCAACAAGTTCATTAAGTCCACAATATTGACAACAATTTAAATTATTTTCATAATTTTCAGAAGCCAATTCAGAATATTTATTTTCTTGAATTGGATTTTCTGAAAAGTTTTTATAAAAATTAAAATTATCGAATATATCTTGGTCAGATATTTCAGTTATTAAATGGTCGGAAATCTTTACTTTAGTTGTCATTAGAGTGTATCACTATTAATAATATTAGTTTTATATTTCAATTTTTTTACGCATCATCATAATCATACTAATAAAATTAATTTTTATTACAAATAATATTTAATAATATTTAATTATTTGCTTTATATTTTATAATAAAATATTGAGAAAACAAAAAATTGAAATTTAAAAAATAAATAATTTGATAATGTTAAATACAAAAAAATAAATATATCAAAAATGGAAATATTATTAGAAAATCAAAATAAAATTAAAATTTTTCAAAATATCATTCAAGTATTATCTTTAATGAATGATACAATATCAATTAAATTAACCAATGAACACTTGAAAGTTCTTGATATGGATGATACACATATTTGTTTATTTGAATTAATTCTTGATAATCAATGGTTTGATAAATATAATATAAATAAAAATCATACAATTGGTATAAATTTAAAAAATTTTGTTAAAATATTAAATTGTATTCAAGATGGACAACGATTATCATTAGTTAGAGACCTATCATCTGATAAATTAATGATTAATTTTCTAGATTCTAACAAAGCTAAAAAAAAACCAATTCTAGAATTTGAAATTAATTTAATGACTCGTGATGAAGAATCACTTGATATATCTAAACTAGATTATTCGAATTCAGATTATTTATCAATACAATCATCTGTTTTTGAATCAGTTGTTAATTTAGTTGGTTCTTTTGGTGATACAATTACAATCAATTATAAAAATAATTCATTTGAATATTCATCTGAGGGTAATTTTTGTGAATCAAAAATAAAAAATGCCATACTTGATATTTCTAAATTAGATGATTTTCTTAATAATGATGATATCTACTTATCATTATCAATTAATTATTTATCAAAATTAACCAAAGCTAGTAAAATTAGCACAAATTTAATAATTTACTTAAATCAATCATTACCAGCACGTTTTAAATATATGATCGCAACAAATTCTCATTTAATTTATTGGTTGTCTCCTAAAATTCAAGAAGATGAAGAAGAATAAATAATATGAAATAAAATAATATATTACATATAAATAATAAATATTTAATATTCAATCTTCTTTATCAATTATGAAAATAAACAAAACTAAGAGGAAAAATAAAACTTACAAAAAAAAACATGGAAAACAAAGTAAACGTTATAATCATCGAGGTGGTTATGGAATCGCAACAGCAGAACAAAAACAAGATTGGGAAACCGGATTAAAAGATTTAGATAAAATGACCAAAGAAGATTTAGCAGTAATTAAAAATCAATATGAAGACCAAATTGATAGTATTGGAAGCACATTTAAAAATTTTAAAATGAGTGTTGGAAATTCAGAACCTGTAAGACCAGCACCTGTTCCCCCAGAATGTGTTATTCTATAAAAACAAACTGAAACATAAAAATATAAAAACTTTATTTTTTAGGATTTTTAAAATTATAAAAATACCGCGTTTATAGAGAATTTATATCAAAAATAATTCTAGAGATAAAAAAAAATTTAAAAATAAATCTGAATAAAAAATATAAATGACCTCATTAGAAAAAAAAGTATCGAGACAAGAAATTCAAAAACTTCTTCTAAAACATCCAAATCATATTCCAATTATTGCTAATTTTGATAAAAATCAAAAACAATTTAGATTTATTGTTAAATCAGATTTATCAATTATGGAATTTTTGGCTATTTTTAGAAAACGTATTAGTCTAAATTCACAAGAAGCATTATGGCTTTATGTTAATGGAAATGGTAATCAAAATAAGGTCATTATGCCATCCACAACGACTACATTATTAAATTTATATGAACAATATAAAAATGATGATTTAGTATTATTGTTCCAAGTTGAACGTGAAAACACATTTGGAACTATGATTTAATTGTATTTTTTCTCTAATTCTCATTTGTTTTAATTTTTCTATATTCTAATTTTTTTTGATATAAATGTTAGGTCATCACCTATTATTAAAAAATTGATTTAATTTTTATTATTATTAACAATATCAACGAGTAGGTAATTATAGTTATCTAATCGGTTGAAAATACTTCTTATTTAACTATAATTATTGAAAGTGAGAGAAGTTAGAAATTTCTGGTAATTTATTTAAATGATTATCCAACTACTAATTTACAAATCAGATTTTTAAATACTAAATATAACATTAAATTTAGTATATTTTTCTTTTTATCATGTGTTTTTATTTTATATGTTTTTATTATATGTTTTTATTACAACATAAATATTACAACATAAATATTACAACATAAATATTACAACATAAATATTACAACATAAATATTACAACATAAATATTACAACATAAATATTACAACATAAATATTACAACATAAATATTACAACACAAATAATAAAAAATCAAACAATCAAAAATGATTATTGTTTAAATTATTTAACATTTTTTTTAACACGTGGTTTCTTATTATTAGTATCTTTTACCGTCTCTTTCTTTTTTTTATTATCATCTTTTTTATTATCATCTTTTTTGGTATTGTCTTTTTTGCTATCATCTTTTTTGGTATTGTCTTTCTTTTTTGCTCCATTCTTTTTTTTATCAATTGCTTCTTTAGCTTCTTCAAGAGTTATATCCATATGAGTTTTTCCATTTGGTATTGAAGCAAAACAGACTGATTTACCCCATTTATACATAATATAATAATTATCTTTACCTTTATTTATACTAATGTGATTATCAAGTTGTTTAAAAACATTTGATTTCTTTTCAGTTTCGATAGCATCTTTAACTTTTAAAGCCTGTTCTAAATTCCAATTAATGATATCAGATTCGGTTAATCCTAGTTTTTCCATATAACTTTTTAAATTATATGATTTTTCGTCAAATTTAAGATAAAATCCATAATCACCATTATCTAGAATTAAATCTTTCCCATTTTTTTTACCAAAATTAATTGGGTATTTAAATAATTCTGATGCCTTTTCTAGAGATATATCTGAAACTTCTTCTTGAGTAATTTTTACATATTTATCTTTTTGTGATTTATCAATTTCTGACAATTTTAAAATTAATCGTAATCCATATCTAGTCATTTTTTCAATAATTTTTGCTCCAGTTTTTGGATCGGTTCCAATTTCTCTTTCAATTTCTGAACCTTCACTATTTTCACTTATTGGTTTTATACCAGTTTTTTTCTGTATCACTAATTTATCAATCATTGGTTTTAAAATTTGATAATATGTTTTAATAACATCTGTCCATTGATATTTTCCTTCAGCCACTTGGTCTAATAATTCCTCAATATTAGCAGTAAATTTATATTTCATAATATCAGAATAATGTTCTTCTAGATATTTTACAATTTCTTTACCAACTGTTGAAGGTATTAATTTATCATTTTCACTACCAATTTTATATTTCTCTTTTTCCTCAATAATTTTCGGTTCTTTTTGACTAATTGTAAATTTATTAACATTGATTTCTTTACCCTTAATATTTCCCTTAATAACATATTGATTTTTCTTATTCGTAATTGTTGATATAATTGTCGCATATGTTGATGGACGACCGATTTTCTCTTTTTCTAAATCTTTTACTAGACTTGCTTCTGTATATCTTTTAGGTGGTTGTGTAGATTTTTGTTTGCTAATCGCACTAATAAAATCTAAAATATCACCATTTTTAAAACTATAAATTAAATCAACTAATTCTTTATCGGAAATTTCAGATGTTTGATTTGTATCATCTCTATCTTTATCTTCAATCAAATTACCTGAATTTTCTTCAAGTAATTTTCCTAATTCTATATTAGTATCTTTATTTGTTTTATTCTTATTTGTTTTCTTATTATTTGATTTCTTATTACTGTCTTCATCTGAATCCTCTTGATTTTCTCCTTCATTTAAATTATCATTATTATCATTGTTATCATCATTATTATCATTCTTATTATTAATTGTAGCATATAATTTAAGATAACCATCAAATAATATTTTTTGTGCCCGAATAATAAATTTTTCACTCCTACCTTCAATTCCAACAGTTAAAACTTTCGCTTCAACATCCGCACTTTTCATTTGAGAAGCAACTGTTCTTCTCCAAATTAATTCATATAATTTTTGATGGTCTTTTTCAATTGTTTTATCAATTGGTGGTCTCATTAAATCAATCTTTGATGGTCGAATTGCTTCATGGGCTTCTTGTGCTCCTTTTTTATTCTTATACACACGTGATTGATGATATTCTTCACCGAAATCATCCATAACTTTTGCTTTAATTTTTTTCTTAATTTCGTCAGATAATGATTGTGAATCAGTTCTCATATATGTTATATATCCACCCTCATATAATTTCTGAGCAATTTCCATTGTTTTTTTGGGTGAAAAATGTAATTTAGATGATGCTTCTTGTTGAAGTGTTGATGTAATTAAAGGTGCTGGTGGATTACGTTTATTTTGTTTTGTTGAAATATCTTCAATAACAAATTTAGTATTGGGTAATAAATTAAGAAGGTCTTTAAGGTCTTTCTCTTCATCAATTTCAAAATTATAATTTAAAGAAGCTGGTAATTGAAGTTTATTGTTAGATTTTGGTTTCTTAAAAATCGCATTTGTCGCATAAAATCCTTGGTTTTCAAAATTATCAATTTCTTTCTCTTTTTCAACAACCATTTTTAATGCTACACTTTGAACACGTCCCGCCGACAATGTGTATTTTTTAAAATAATATTGTAATTCTGGTGATAATGTATATCCAATCATTCTATCCAATATTGACCTTGCTTGATATGAATTAAAAACATCATAATTAATCTTGCTTGGTTTGCTTATAGCATCTAGAATAGCACTTTTTGTGATTTCTCTAAATTTAATTCGATAATATTGGTCTTCTCTTAATCCAAGACGTTCTTTTAAATGCCATGCTATTCCTTCACCTTCTCTATCGTCATCAGTTGCTAACCATATTGTTGAACAATTTTGACACAATGATTTAAGTTGTGTTATTGTTTTAATTTTTTCAGGTTCATCTTTATACCATGGTTTGAAGTTGTTTTCTATATCAAAACCAAAATTTAGAATATCTTTACCATCTAGAATTCGAATATGACCCACACTCGCACTTATTTGATATGTTGAATCTAGAAAACTTCCAATTTTTTTAATTTTATTTGGTGATTCGACAATTATTAAATTAGACATGTTTTTTATTTAATTATTATTTTTATTTTGTCTTTTTATATTTTGTCTCTTTTACAAATATCATTTAATTAAATAAAATTGAATCAATTTTTTATTATATTGGAATTACACTCATATAATAAATTATTAATATGGCTACAACCATAAGATATAAAAATGATAATGTATATCATCATGTAAATCATAATGAAATATCAAATTATAATAATATTGATTATATAAATATTTCACATAATGACATTCTAGAAGAAAAATTGAAATTTATGAAATCACTAAAATATCTTTATATATGTATTCCAAATATAAATATTTCAACCATTAATTTACCATCAAGACTTACTAGTCTATATATCAATTATGGAAATTTTGAAATACTACCTGAATTACCAAAAACATTAAAAAAATTAGGATTACAAAATCTAAAAATTCAAAACGCTAAATTACCTGAACTTCCAAATTCACTACAAAAACTCGTTTTATATTATACTAATTTAGATGAGTTACCTAAACTTCCGAATCGTTTATCAAAATTAATATGTCAATTTTGTGAATTAACATCTTTACCCGAAATACCATTATCAATGAAATATTTAAATTGTCAAAATAATAAATTAAAATCATTACCAAATCTAAAACTAAATAATAAACTAATTTTTATTAAATGTAATGATAATTTGATATCTGAATCACCTTCATTTCCTGATAAATTAATATTTTTAGATATTTCACATAATAAAATTACAAATATTGGAAAACTTCCACAATCTCTAAAAAGCTTTAATTGTAATTCTAATTTCTTACAATCATTACCAGAACTTCAAAATAATCTAAAAATATTTCATTGTGGAGGGAATCAATTAACTTCATTGCCCAAATTACCATTGTGTCTTCTAGAATTGTATTGTAGTAATAATCAATTGATTAAACTACCTAAATTACCATCTTTAATAAGAAGAATTAGGTGTAATAATAATAATTTACATACACTGCCCAATCTCTCGAATTCAGTTCAAGAAGTTGTATCCTATTCTAATCAATTATCTGTGTTTCCTGATATTTCAGATTTAGTTTATAAAAAAAATATTCATTTTGGAACAGATTATTATTCACATAATGGATATTCTTTTATGTCATTACAAATATCTCAAGGTTATGTTATCAATCCATATATTACAAAAAATAATCATATGTATAAATACCTAAAAAAATTGATTTATTGATTTATTTACTCTCATTAAAGTTAATTTTAGAAATTTATTTTAGTATTTTTTATTTAACTAGATTATGATGATAAATTTATTTGTAATATTACTTATAATAAAAAATATATTTTAACAAGAACTTTCAAATAGAAAATTGAATTAATATAACCTTTTAATATCTTTAAAATAAAAAGATTAATAAAAAATGCCCATTATCATTAAATATAATAAAAATGATAAGGAATCTATTGGAATAAAATCATTAGAAAAACTTATAAAATCTGATACTAGCTATAATACAATTGAATATATTAGTTTTTATGATAATAATTTATCAAATTTACCTAATATTCCATTAAATTTAAAAATATTAGATGTGTGTTATAATTCTTTAACTTCATTACCTGAACTTCCTCCATATCTAGAAGTTATTTATTGTTCACATAATCAATTAACAGAATTACCAGAACTTCCAAATTCACTCGAATATTTAAATTGTTTTGATAATAATTTAACTTCATTACCAAAACTTCCAAATTCACTTCAAATACTTTCTTGTGATAATAATCAATTAACTATGTTACCCAAACTTCACAATTCACTTCAAGAACTTTATTGTGAACATAATCAATTAACTATGTTACCCAAACTTCCTAATTTACTTAAAGAACTTTGGTGTAAATATAATAAATTAACAATATTACCAGAACTTCCTAATTCACTTCAAGAACTTAATTGTAGTAATAATAAATTAATAACAAAATTGAAAAATAAATATTTAATTAAAATAATTTATTTGTAAATTTTTATCTAGAATGACTTTTATAATAAAAATTGATTTATTAAACATCTTTTTTATTTACATAAAACATGTCATCATTATCTGTCAAATATAAATCATTAAATACTTATTTTCATTATGATTCATTTGAATCTATACCAAATTATAATTACATAGTATATTTAGATTGTAGTGAAATTGGATTAACAAAATTACCAGAACTTCCGAATAATCTTATTGAATTGAAATGTTGGAATAATTATTTAACAGAATTACCTAAACTTCCAAATGAACTTAAAAAACTTATTTGTCAATGTAATCAATTTACTTCAATACCATCATTACCAAATTGTCTAGAATATCTAAAATGTTCACATAATCAATTAACTTCATTACCATCATTTTCAAAATGTCTTACATGTCTAGATTGTTCTAATAATAAAATAACTGAATTACCAGAACTTCCAGATTCACTTAAAACACTTAATTGTTCAAATAATAAATTATTAACATTACCAAAACTTCCTAATTCACTTGAAAGATTTAATTGTAGTCACAATGAATTAAATAAATTACCAATACTTCCAAATTCAATTTATTTAATTCAATGTTATGGTAATAAATTAACTAAATTACCTACACTTCCTAATTCACTTCAAATATTAACGTGTTATTTTAATCAATTAACTTCATTACCGAATCTTCCAAATACATTAACAAATTTATATTGTGGATATAATAAATTAACTTCACTTCCATTATTACCATCATTATTAGAATCATTACAATGTAATTTTAATATGTTATCAATGCTACCATCTATTCCAGATAAACTTGAAAAATTATATTGTGTTGATAATAGATTTATTAAATTAAGATATAAATATATAAAAAAAATAATGTATATGTGATTTGGTCTAAGAAATATACGATATAAAATAATAAGATAAATAATAAATAAATAATAAATAAATAATAAATAATATATGAAAGCTAAATATTTTTTTAATTTTGAAAATGGATATTATGATAAAAATAATAAACAAACATCAAATGAGTTCAATATTATAACATCAAAAACCGGAAGATTATGTATTGATTTATTTTTTAATTTATCTGGAACATATAGTCTAGAATTAGAAATTAAAAGTCAATTAAAAAAAATTAAAAATAAAACAATCGAATTAGAAATAATAAATATACAAAATGATTCAAAAATATTTTATTATAATCTAGAAACTCAATTAATAAAAAATACAAATCAGTTAGTTTTTTTTAGAAATATTAATATTACACATATTGGTAAATATTATTTGTTATTTAATAATTTATCATTAAAAGAACCAATAGGCATACGTAATATTTCATTATGTTATTTACAAGAATTACCAAAAGATAAATTATATTCATATAAAAATCGAGATATAATAAAAATTGAAACTAAAGGAGATTATCGACAAAAACAAATTGCGTGTATTGTTAAATATAATCAACCGGATGAATTTATTTCAGGTGGTTATTTATTAGAATTTTCAGTTCCTAAAAATCCATCTGAAACAATGTATGGTTTAGATTTTCAATATGGTTATCTGATAATAAATCAATCATCAAAAACTATAAAATTTGGATTGTATGATGGTAATTATAGTCAAATTAAATATACAATTAAACCAAATAGAAAATATAATCTGTTTATTCGAATTCAACATAATACATTTTTTACAGCATATATTTATCAAAAACATTTATGTATTATTAATTATAAAAAAATAGGAACATGTTCAATACCATTTTTTGTAAATAAATGTAATTTGAAAGTTTTATTAGGTAGTGTTGGTTTTAGCAATGGACATTTATATAATCGTTCAATAAAATTATATCAAATAGGTGTTATAAGTGATGATGGAAAATATATGTATCAATCTAATATTGAATTAGAAAATGTTGATAAATCATATAATATTATTTGGAAAAATAAAAAATACAATTTTGATAAAGTTAAAAATCCATTTACAAAATATGAAAATATTGATGTAAATAATAATAATGATAATAATTTATCAATTGATATTCTAGAGATGATAGATAATAAACATGATAAAGAAACACAAATAAATATAAATAATATTCTAGATTATAAAATAGATAAATATAAAATTGATTTTCTAGATCAAATTTATGATGATAGTCAAGTTAAATTTTTAGATAATGTTGACAGTGAAAGAGATTTAATATAAATATTTGTTATTCTAGACATATTTTTTTAATTTTTTGTTTTTAATTTTTTGTTTTTTAATATTTTAAATCGTACTTTTTTTATAAAAAAGTATTTCTAGAGGTAATTTTTATTTTCTATTTTTTTATTTAATTTGAATGTATGTTGTGAGAATAATTTAATTAAATATTAATACGATTTCTAAAAATATTAATACGATTTCTAAAAATATTCATGATATTTGACAATTTGAATATTGAAAAGATTCTAATTCGTCATCTTCATTAGATTCATTAGATTCGTCATCTTCATTAGATTCATTGGATTCGTCATATTGATTCGATTGATTAACAGAATGATTATTAATTGATTTTGGTTTCAAAAATATATCAATATGAGAACAATAATTCGCGTAAAAAATTGTTGAACGTCGAAGTAAATGTTCTCCTGAATTGAAACGAATAATATCCGCTCTCATTTTTCCCATTTCACAAACATCAACAATTGTAAATTCAACCATAACAATATTGTTTTCAAATTCAATTAGTCTTGACACAATCATAAATCTAACAGGCATATTTTGATTTAGAAATGATTCGAGAACCTTAGTGTCAATTTGTAAAAGTTCATTTGTTGGTTTATTTGAATCTGTAGGGTCTGTGATAGGCATATTAACTTCATTTCCAATTACAAGAACGTGTTCAATAACATTATTCAGATAAAATTGTGGCTTTAATATCAATTTTTCCCAAGAATAATCACCAGCAAACCATGGTGGATGTGTGACTACAGTTAATCTTCCATTAGCATTGACAGCACAAGGAAGACGACTAGTAATATGATTTGTCTTATAAGTCGGTTTAATACCGATTTTTTGAATATTTAGAGGTTTACGTATAGAACGACCAACAATGTCTCCAAGTTTCCAATTTAGGATTTTTTCATCATTAATTTTAATACCAAACATGTATCGATTGTGTATTGTTCCAAACGGACAAATATCATAAAACGGCATGATTCAAATAATAATAAGTTAATTATTAAACAATTTATAAACAATTTTTTTAAATTATATTGTGATCTAAAAATACCATAAAAGCATAATATAAAGAATTTTGATATAATTTATTAAAAAAAATGCCTGAGGGACCTGAAGTGTCAGTAATAAAAGATGGATTAGTTAAAGCAATAAAAGGAAAATATATTAAAAATATAACATTTCCGATTGGGTCTAAATTTCTAAAAAAATCTCCAGATGGTTATTTATTATTCCAAGAAACTTTACCAATTAAAGTTCTAGATGTAAAATCCAAAGGGAAATTTATTTATATAGTTTGTCAAGATAATTGGATTATTTATTGTAGATTACTTATGAGTGGTGGATGGTTTTATAAAGAACAACCTAAAAATAATCATTTACGATTAGAATATATTGATAATAAAAATTCAAAAGAATCGGATTCAATTTGGTTTGTTGATCCTAGACATTTTGGACAAATAAAATTTTCAAATAATCCAGATGAATTAGATAAAGAATTATCAAAAATCGGGTTGGATTTATTAAATCAGAGTGATGAAATTAATCATAAAGATTATCTAGAAACACTTCGAAAACATAATTCTAAAACAATTGCGAAAGTATTAATGGAACAATCAATATATTCGGGAATAGGTAATTATTTGAAATCAGAAATATTATATCAAGCTAAAGTATCTCCTCATGCTTTAATAAAAAATCTACCAGATGAAAAAATTATTGAAATTCTAGACATATCAAAGGAAAAAATTAAAACTAGTTATTTATCTGGTGGTGCTTCAGTTCGTAATTATTCAGATATTGAAGGTAAAGATGGTAAATATTCATTTGTCTTTCAAGTTTATGGAAGAGAAAAAGATCCACATGGTAATAAAATTAAAAAAGAAACTACTAAAGATGGACGAACTAGTCATTGGGTTCCAGAAATACAATTATCATATGATAATTAATTCAATTTTTAACAATTATATATTTTCTAATTGAATATTAATAGAAAAATTAATATATTATGGAAGATACAGATAATAA